TAAGAGATAGTGAGTATGAATTGGAACTTGAAGAATTAAGTTTAAAAGAAAAACTAATTTATACTTTTAGGATTTGGTTTGGTATGAAAGTCACATTAAAAATTAAATGGAGAGAAAGATGAAAATAAATCTATATGGTGATATATTCGGTCAGACTGGATACAACAGACACACAAGAAGTCTAGCTAATGCTTTATTTGAACTAGGATTTGATGTTAGATTAGACACAGCAAAACCTCCTCAATGGGAGAGAGAATGTAATGATGCTGAGTTTAATATGTGCACTAAAGAGTTTGACCCGGATTGTATTACTATAATGATAGCACAACCTCAATATTGGAACATAGCATTGGCTGCTAAGCCTAAGAAGTTTTATGGGTTTTGTGTTTGGGAGGGAGATGTTGTACCTGAATATTGGGTTAAATTTTTAACAGATAGAAGAGTTGATGGTATATTTGTACCTAGCCAACATACAAAAGATGCAATACTGAAAGTATATAAACAATTATCAAAGAAAATCCACATTATCCCACACGGATATAACCCAGCCATATTTTACCCGGAAGAAAAACCTACCAGTAAAGTACTCACTTTTAGTGCTAACAAAGGATGGAGTCAAGGATTATATGACCGTGGTGGTTTGCAATGGCTGATTAAAGCCTTTTCACAAGAGTTTAATAATAAAGATAAAGTAGAGCTCAAGATAAAAATAAACCCAGTATACAACAATCCTGAGTGGAATATAAAAAAAGAAATATCAGCATTAAAGTTAGACAGAATAAACAAAGCTAAGATATATACCACTTGTAACCTAATAAGTGATGATGCTTTGCGGCATTTTTATAATGAAGGAGATGTTTTTGTTACTACTTCTATGGGTGATGCTTTCAATCTACCAGTTATAGAAGCTATGGCTTGCGGGCTTCCTGTATGTGCTACTTATTTTGGTGGACAGTCTGACATGGTTGATAATAAGAATGGTTGGGTTATCAAACAAGGTAAACTGGTACATTGGTCAAAAGAACCTGCTTATGAAGAAACTAAATGGTTCAAACCTAACATCTCAGGAATCAGGAAGAAATTAAGATATATCTATGACCATCAGGAACAGATAAAAAAGAAAAGAGAAAAGGTATTATCTGAAGCTCCTAATTGGACTTGGTTACAAACAGCTAAAAAAATAAAAAAATTATTGAGCAACCTCAATTAATTGCTCAACTTTTTGGCTCAAAACTTTCTGAGCTATATTCTGCATCTGGTCTTCAACACCTCTGGCTAGATTATCATGGGTTGCATATTCTGTTAAAGCATTATACAAATCCCATCTGGTGAAAGGTTTACCAGGCACATAATAGAACTTCTTTTACTTCAACAAATAATTTTTTCATTTGACTCACCTTTATTGTTTTCCTAATATTATATAATATAGTGGAGTATATAAATGTTCCTATTTTTCAAGAGTTCATTTATAAATGGTTTTCAAAAAAATAGTAGAAAGATAGTTCATTTATAAATGAAAATAGAAAAAGAAGAAAAAAATCAAAGGTACAAAAGGTGGTTCTTTATAAAGGAACTACTTAATATCAACCTTTTTGAAGTAAAATTCTACAATTGCGAAGGCTGATTCAACAACTCCACCAGCTACAATAGCACTAGGGAAATCACCAGCAACAAAATAACCTATCACTGAAGCAACTACTGTGATTGCTGTTTTTTTCCTTCCTTTAATAAACTCCCATAATGACCAATAACTAAAACTTTTAGATTTACTTGTCTTTAATTTCATTTTATATCCTCCTTAGTAGGTGTTACACCATAACAATATTTCTGATTAACACTAAACCAAATGCCAAAATATTTCTCAGCTTCTTTCCAGAGTTTACTGAAATTCTTAGATTCAGCATACCAATAACACCAATCTAATATATACCATTGATTATCAAATTCTCTAAGATAAGTCACATAAGCATGACCTCCTCCTTGAACATTACCTGCATTCAATCGAATCCTCCAATAAGGAATACCACTATTCAACATCATGACTGCCATTAATATAGCACCATCCTCACAATCACCTTTCTTCCGTTCCCAAGTTTCATAAGCAAACTGCCAGTTTTCTTTCTCATCAGATGTATATGTAATCTTTCTAGCTACATAATCAAGAATTAATTTAGCTTTATCATCATTATTACCAACAGTTGGATAATATAAACTATGGTCAAATCCTAAAAACATTCTAGGGTCACTCCAAATCCCTTCCCTTGCTGGGTATGTAATTTTGGTTTTAGATCTAACATTATTCCAATAACTTTCAAATTTTTTTTCTTTATGAATGGCATTCAATTCTTCTTGTAATATATTGATATTATTATTAAGCTCTAGCAATTCAGCTTGCCTAACCCCTAACTGATGTTTATAATTTTTATTAAGTTTTTTTAATTGTTCAATCACTATATTTTCATCTTTACTAAAATAAACATCAATCTTATCATACAATTCTTTAAACCAGTTCATTTTAACTAAACTTCCCGCTATTATCTGTAGCAATACCATTATCAAGATAATATACAGTGACATCAATATCATCAATTGTGCAAGTATTACCACTTGTACTAAGTATCTGGACATTAATATCATAACTAGCTTCGCCACAAAGAACTCCAGCATTTACTGAAGGTGTAGCTATTGTACCAGCAGTAGGCATCATCCAACAAGTAGCTGTAACCAAAGTACCACTAGCATCAGTAGTAGAAGTTTGGCTTGTTGTTGTTCTATCAGATTCAGAAGCAGCAAGTGTTCTAGCTTTTAAATCAACACTAAGTCTCATTGAACCAGTAGTACCTCCTCCAGATAATGCAGCTTCTAATTTAATGCCTAAGATAATATTATTACTAGTTGTTGGTGTGAATGTTAAAGTCTTTTTAGTTATCCATGCATCACTACTATCAGTCTTAGCTACTGTGTCTGTTGTGCTAGTATCAACAAATAAAGGATATTGAATTACTTTAGCATAAGTAGCATCAAATGTATCATTCAAATCTGTTTTGTTAAGACCTTCAATACCCCAATCAGTACCACCATAATTAGTATTTTTGATAGACATTTAAAAAACCTCCCATTCTATTTCAATCCGTAACTCAGCAGTACCATCAAAAGTAACTGCTGTACCTAAATTATAATAAGCATAAATATCACCAGCAGCAGGACTACCATTAGATAAATCAACTTCATTCAATGCATTACCTGACATAGCAACAGCATCAAAATCAGTTATGAAAGTCATTCGTTTAGTAGTAGAACCATTCACTGCTGTGAAAGCTCTTCTATTAAAAGTATTACTTAATCCTGTTACAGTAGGGTCAACTGTCAAACTACCAGTCCCAACACCGCAATATAAAGGTCTATTGGAAGCTAAACTACCAAGCATAACAGCCACACCACTTAATCCTTGAGTTGTTACTACCATTTTATAAATTGATAATCCTCCCTTTCAAATGTAAATTACCACTCTCATCAAGTGTGGCAATATGAGTAGTACCATCACTGGCATAAAATTTGATACCGTTTGAATCAGGATTTCGTACTGTTAATGGTTTAATATCTCTAGTACCATCCTTTAAAGCATCTAAAAACTGGTTCAACTCTGCTGCTGTTAAATTATCTCCTGTTGATTTATCTGGAACACTTATTAATGCCATATTATTATCACCCTAGTTTGAAAGGGAATGTCATAGGGAACTGGTCACTCATAACATCTCCTCCACTTGCAACATCATAGAATGACCCTGCATTTAATGAATCTAAAACATAACTACCATTCAGCATACTATTAACAGCATGATTCAAATAGAACAAACTACCAATATCACGTTGCTGAGCAGTCACAAACATTTTATTCCCTACACTACCAGTAAAAAACTCATATCTTGTTAATGAACTGGTATCACCATAATCTTGAGCTTGTACACTTTTAATATCTAAAATAATATCTTTAACAGTATCAGTTATGTCTTTAATCCTTTTATTAACTTTAATACTCATTATCTGGTCAGATAATAATTTTGATGGTGATAAATCATATGATACTTCTAACACTTCATAAGTCTTAGAACTTATACCATCATTAGGTAGATTAACAACACAAGTTTGACCTGCTATTATAGCAACAGTATTTTCTATATTTAGTTTTCCTTGTATTTTTGGATTAGCTCCTATATCAAGCTCAGATTTCATCAAAGCTTCAGCTTCATTAGGGTCTTTAATATTATCATCTTTAATAACTTTAGTTTTTGGACCATATGCTGTTATTGAAGGGACATCTCTACCAAATTTAACAACAGGCAAATCTCTATCATAATTAACCAACACAGTATCACCAGAAGTAGGTATATCACCATTATTAGTTCCTGAAACAAATATAATATTTTTATCATGAAAATCTACCAAATAATTAACACCAGAGCTTGGCGTTGGATTCATTTCTAATATCCCACCAACTTGTACAACACCTGAATCAAACACTTGAGTATTGTGAGGTTTGTAAGCTAAAGTGAATTCACTACCACCATCAGCAGTGAATGATTCTCTATACCCACTTAAATAACGACCACCATAAACCCAAACCCTATTATATATAGCATTCCTAGATTCCACCCAAGAAGCTTTAGTGACATTGGTATTATCAAATGTTAAACCTGTTGATGTTGTCCCTTGCTCTTGAAAATATAAGACTTTATTAACATCCACCCAAAACACACAACTACTTTGGTCAGCTAATCTTTTCAAAGCATCATAAATAGATATTTGATTAAGTTCCATACGTTTAATATTAATTCCTATTGTAGTTTGAGTGTAAGTAACATCTTCAGCATACTTAGTCATTATATCATTAATAATATAACCAACATCTTGATTAGTATAAACTTCAGGTTCGACGGTTAAATCTTGCAACCTTGCTGTATAATCTCTTCCTGATAATACAATAGTATTTTTTGTTTGCCCGCCTTGTATTTTAATATCTTCAATAAAACCATTAAATATTTTAGTAGCTCCTGTTTTATCAACAGGTATCACAGCAGTACTAATCCAAATTTCAACAGAATCATTAATATTAAATATATCAGTATATCGACCTTGATGATTTTCATAATTCAATGTGAACCTGCTAGAAATATTATCAGCACCAGCAGAATTACTAACCTTACCAATTTTAACTTCAGGTTGTTCAATACCAGCAATTTCATACCTAACATATAATGTCATGGTGTCACCATATTATTTAATTTAAATTGTAAAGCATCAGCAATCTCATCAGGGTCAGTACCATAAACATTTTCTATACTGACAGTTATATTAGAACCCATACCACCACTTTTACTTCCCATTATAGTATCTTGAGGGTGTGTTTTTATTAACTTTCCTTTAGACAATATAAAATCATTAACATTTTCTTCATTACCTTTCAAAAAATTAGTAATACCACCCATAGCAAACTGTCCAAAATCTTGTGCTTTAGAAATACCACTTATTATAAATTGTCCAAAATCACTCTCAGCTAATTTTTTAATCAAATCAACAACTGTATTAAAAATATCCTTAATTATTTTAAACACTTTATTAGCAACAGTTGCCCATAATTCAAACAGACTAATAACAGTATCAATAACACCTACATCAACCAAAAAATTAAATAAATCTTTAGCTGCATTGAATATATCCCCGAAAAACTTAAACACATTAACCAAATGGTCACGGAACATTTTCATTATATTATTAAATTTTCCTTCATTATTTTTAAACACTTCAAACAACCTTTCTACAATTTCTTGCCCACCTGTAAAAATATTATCAAACAATTCTCTAGCAGCATCTACTACAGGTTGTAAAAAAGTCATCAATTTATTAAATCCTTCAACTAATTTTGGCCATACATCTATAATAAACTGTAATCCTTTTTTACCCCATTCAATAGTTTGTTGCACAATAGGTGTCAAAAATTCTCCTACTTTTTCAAAAAAACCAATTATTTTATCTTTATTGGCAGTAACAAATTCTGTTATTAATTGAATACCTTTCTTAAACTTATCAAACACACCAGTATTAACAATCAACTCTTGAAATAAATTAGTAAAAGTATTTTTTAATATTTGTATCATAGATGAAGCAGTTGCATATCTTTTCTCAGCTTCTTCTGTTAAAGCTGTATTTTCTTGCCAAGCTTTATCGCTAATATTTAAACTATCAGTAATCAAATCACCAGCATTTGCTAAAGATAAAAAAGACCTCATCAACCGTTGGTCTTGCATACCTAAATCTTCAAGTATTCCAAATGCATCATCACCAGCTTTCCCTAATCCTTTAACAAACTGTTCAAACACTTTTGAAGGGTCATCTTTAAACAGCTGTTGAAATTCTTTACCACTCATGCCTGCAGCACCAGCAAATAATCTTAATTTTTTACCACCTTCAGTAGTAGCTTTAGTCATATTCATTAATATTTTCTGAACAGCAGTCCCACCAGCCTCAGCTTCTATACCAACAGAACTCATAGCTGCTCCAATTGCCATAATATCAGCTGTTGTTAATCCAGCTATCTTACCACCACCAGCAATACGTTGAGCAAAACTACTAATTTCTGATTCAGTTGTTGCTAAATTATTACCCAAATCAACAATAGTAGCACCCATCTTATCAACATTTTCAATCGGTTCTTGCATTACATTAGCAATCCTAGCAAAATCAGTAGCAGCAGCATCAGCTGTCATGTTAGTAGTAACAGAAATATCAGCAATAGTTTTAGTAAACTTAGTTATATTATCAACACCACTCACCCCTAACTGCCCAGCCAATTCACCAATACCAGATAACTCTTGAAAAGTTATTGGAGTTGTTGTTGAAATATCTTTAAACCTTTGTTCTAAATCAGCAAACCCTTCAGCAGTCAAATCAACAGTTTTTTTAACACCAGTAAAAGCATCTTCAAAACTAAGAGCTGTTTTTAATGATGCTATTCCTAAAGCTGTTGTTGCTACTGCTGTGCCTGTTAAAATAGCTGTAGCTCCTCCAATAGCAGCACTTGCAATACCACCAAACTTGCCTAACTTGGATGTTGCTTTATTAAGCACATTACTAAATCTATCAACACCGTTTATAACTATTTGAACTGATGCTCCACCAGCAAAAGCTCCACTAAATGCTCCCATTATCTTTTACTCCGTCTTTTCATTTTATTTGCTGCTCTCTTTTGAGCTTGTTCTTGTTCTTTCAGTTCTAAATTATGCCCATCAATCAAATCAACAATTTCTAAAACTGCTAATTTAGGAATGTTAAATGCATTGTATCCTTTTGAATGTAACCAGTTGTAAAATTTTTTATCTTTTGACGAACTGGTCACATCTAGTTTTTTGCAGTATCACCTTTATCCTTTTTCATAGCTTTGTCAATATCTTCTCTAGTAGCTCCTGTGGTCATCAATAAGCATTTAACAATTTCATTCTTACTTATTGCTGGCAAAGCTTTTGCTTCTTCCTTAGTCAATACTGGTTCTTTAAGATACTTAACAATCATTTCTTCATCTTTCAAATTACCAGCATTAGTTTTAAGTTCATTAAAATCTCCTTCTGTCAAAGGAGTAATTTTAATTGAACCTTTAAACACAACACTTTCAATCTCCATTGGTAAAAGTTTCCCTTCACCATCACGCATTGTTATTGCACTTTTATCAACTACCATTTTTTAATTTCCTCCTATCTACCACGCTTTATACTTAACAGTTTCATCCTGAGCTAATACTGTAACAACTCTTGGTATTAAAGTTAAAGACCATTCATCAATCCCTTCAACCGGATTAGGTGCATCAAAAGTTTCAATGTCACAACCACTCATAGATATTGATGTTATACCAGATGCAGCATTACCATAATTTTGTAATACTAATAAAGCATTCACAGTAGTATCTCCACCAGACTTCCATTTACCATACAAAGCATTTGCTTGACTTGATTGACCATCCATAGTTAAGCTAAATTCATAATCACGCTCTGTTGCTGTTGGTGAAGCTATTACTCTACTACCATTAGTCACATGAGCACTATCAACATCAAAATTGTTATTGACAGTGAAATCCCAAGTTTTAGCTTCAATGAAAGTTCCTGAAGGAATTTGCAATAAACAATCACTTGGCAAATAAGGTCTACGAGTAGCTGCTGTTGTTATTGCTGTACCATCACCACTATGAAAATCCATATCTTGAGCAACAAAACTCATTGTTTGAGTTAAAGGTTCACTTGAATCTCCTCTACTTAATCCATAACTATTAACACAGCATCCTTTATACAATCTTCCTAAATTCAACCCAGTACCAAAATGTTGGATACTTTCAAATTGAAAGCTTGTGAATGGATTCCGTGCTCCTGAAGTCATTGGTGCTATATCATCAGCATTAAGTTCACTTAATACATGCGAGTAATATGTTGGACTACCTGTTAAAGTATCACTACCATTCCCTAATACAAACATTAAAAACTTAAAATCTTGAGGAAATGCTGTCATCTCTCCACCATAGTCTTGAACACCAGGAGTAAACTTACTAAAATTCCTTGAATTTGTCCCATGATATCTAATCTTTTGAGGATTTTGTGTGTCTGCTGGTACAAAATCCTGTACTAATCCTGGCCATTGAGCTGCTCCTGATAATGCAGCACCATAAGTACCACTTTCATAAGCCCATCCAGTTTTATTGTTTCCTGCTTGATAAATTCCCATTATTAATTCACCTTCCTTGTTATGTTATAAAATTATATTTATACATACAAACTCTTGATTTAATTCCTTGTTCACCTTCTTCATCTACTTCAACTGCACTTAATAAATCAAAATCATAAAGATTAGCATTATATGAAGTGCCAGCTCCGGTAAATTGATTTGTTCTCATGTGAGTATAAACACTATCAAACAAATTATTTTTCTCTTTCTCATTCCTTGCCCAAATTCTAACTTCAATCTCAAACTCAACCCTCCTTTGTTCTGATTGCTGTCCTAAAGGAACATCAGAAAGATTAACACCTTTCACAGTAATGTTAGGATAAGAAACAGCCCTGCGAGGATAAGAAGTCATAACCCATTTCTCAGTACTAGGTCTAGTACTTAACAAAGGGTCTGTCACATTAGTTCTTAATGTATTGCGCACAAATAATATTGTGTCTGATAATAATGTACTCGTTGAAACCATAATTTATACCTCGTTTGGGCTTTTGACATATCGTTCTATGTTAAAGCAGATTGTATATTTTTAATAATCTTTGGTTTTAATCTATAACCACTATTTTGGAAATGCCTCCTTGGCTTTATTCTACTTGTTCCATACTCTAAATATCTACCATGTTTCACAGCAGTGAAAACTCGGCTTTGAAATCGTTTTGAATTATCTGTACTAACACTATTCATAAATTGACCAGTATCAACACTCCTAGGCTCAGCTTTTCTACCAGCAATACTGTTCTTAACTTCTCCTTCAAGCAAAAACCCAGCATTATGAATTGACTGATTCAGTGCTGATAATTTCTTTGCTCGGTTTTTCCCTAAATGTCTTATTGCTTTTCTTAATCCTTTTACTTGTACATTTAACATATTCAAAATCACCAGATTCCACCATAACAGCAGCTTCTTCCTTATCAACTTCACATATATCACCATACGGTTTATGATGACCAACATATTTTATTTCTACTTTCATTAGTATTCACCTATTAATGAACCTGTTTCCAAAGTTCTTATATACATTTTCTTATATACAGCATGTTCTTCCATTGGATGAGTTATAATACCTTCAGGAATTACTGAATGCTGATGTGTCACTGGTGACCCTATACCTATTTTCATAATAGGTGTTGTCTCAGTATCACCAGGTAAAAACAATGATTTGTCAGCTTGAGTAATCTTACCTTGTTCAAGTAATATAGCATCAGTACTTCCTCTAGTTGCTTTGATAGGAAAATACATACCACTAACCCAAACATCAGTACCACTCCCAGTTAATGCTTGAGCATCATCCCATTCAGTATTACTAACTGACCCGGTATAATGTTGTATCAATATGGAAGTACCATATGATTTCACATTATTTGTGAAATCTGTCCGTAAACTATCAAACAATACCATTGTTTATCCTTGAGCTTTATAATAATTATAATCACCTTTAAGCTCAGCCAACATCTCCTCAGCTTTTGTTTCCCATTTATCACTTGCTGTCACTGCTGAAGAGCCTTGACCTTTCTTAATAGTAAACTCACCAATCTTAACATCAGTAGCATCACTACCTTGAGTTTCTATAATCATCAAAGTATCAGCCATTGTATAAGCCACCATAGTGCCTTGATATTTATCACTGATAGCTGTTGAACCTATTGAAGTGCCTAAATATTGATTAACATATGATAACCGTTCAGCAGTAGCTTGCCACATAGGAGCACCACTGAAAGATGTTGGTATATCATCTAATCTTTGATGTACAATACTTCCTACTGAGCCCAAATTCCAGTCTGCCATTTTATCTACCTACCAACTGTACAACCAGCTCCACATTCACATTTATAATCAATCCCACTAGCACCAGTCCCAACAATTTTCATCACTCTACCACACTTATGACATACTTTTCCGTCTATTATTTCAACTTTAAGTACAGGGTTTGAGTCTAAAATCATATCAACTAATACATGTTCTTTAGCCTTCCTTGGAGCTTTAATTTTCCTATCTGATAAGATTTTAAGCTGTGAAGCTCGTTTCATACTAAATAATTGAGCTTTAGTATAAATCATTTTCAAATCCTATAAGTAATCACAAACACCGGGTTTGCTAATGCTGTTGCTGAAGCTGCTTTTGTTGCTGTTAATTTTAACATATCACCTTTAGATAATGTAGCATTCTGCAAATAATTAGTACCTGACCCATTATCACACATACTATTAACAGTATCAGCAGTCAAACTTCTACCGCCATTACCACTATTATCATCATCAGTATCAAAATTATCACTCAGCATCTCAGCATCTCCTGTCTGATTAGTGATATTAATAGTCCAATGATTAGTAGCATGAGCTGCAACTGCTGTTGTGACTGCTAAAGCAATATCAATAATCTGGCATGGTAACGGAGCTACAAATATTAATTGTGAAGTTGTTTCATCAACAGAGGTATGTTCACCACTATCTTCAGCAAAATTAACTATATGAAACTGGTCGCCTGATTGTCCTAATCCGCCATACATTTTATTTCTTCCTCCGTTTACTTGATTTCTTCTTAACTATCTTATTGATTATCTTCTTGACAATAGGTTTTTTCTTTATTGGTTTTAATTTCTTTTTAGATTCAGGTTTTGGCTTAGTGAAATTAAAAGGCATTTTATCACCTAAAGCATTTTTAAGTTTTTTCCTATCATCATCAGTCATGTGTTTGCCTAATTTAATTCCGCCTTTAATTGTTGGCATTGTATTATTCCTCCTTACATTGTAAAAAATCTTCAATAGCCTCTGTTATATTAACATTGGTTCCCCATATACTAGGTATATCAGTTTCAATAGTATCTTTTAAGAATTTATAATCAGTTTCTTCAAGCTCAAGCATATCTGTTTCTTTAGCCTTATCAAAAGCTTTGGTTATCCTATTAAACAACCTAAATTTATCAAGACCTCTTGGCATATTTTCAGGTTTTTTATTGGCAATTAATACTCCTAAAACTGTTAATGTACTATCATCAATATCTTTTTTAGTTTCAGGATTTTTTGCTTTCCATTTACTTACTTTAATTTTTCTCATTCTTATCTACCTCGTTTGGTTTAATATTTTATATCTCGTTTGATATAAAAAAAATTTATAAAAAAAATAAAAAAATTATGTTGCAGTGTCAAATACTGGAATATATTTTGTTGCTCCACCAACCTCAATAACTAAGCAACTGTTACTGTTCCCGCCATCTGTGTCAACAGTTAATGCTGAATGTGGTCCATTACCTGAAGTCCCAATATTTAATAAATTGGTTACTGCTGCACTTGAATTCGAGAACTGCATGGCTGAATCAAGAGAACAAGTTTGTGTATCGGTATCAAACAATATTCCTGTACCATCATTGTGTCCTGTGGATGTATTAATGTTTATTGCTGCATCACAATATTGTCCTATTTTGTTAAAGATACCGTATATTGGTGAAGTTGTATCTTTAGCTACGCTTGAACAGTTGGTAAACAAAGCTGTAATAATTCCACCAGTAACATCTGTTACACCTGAATCAACACTTACACCTATTTGAGCTCCTACAAGTCCATCATGCAAAGTTAAAGTGAATGCTCCACTTGCACTTGCACTAATTAAACCACCGTAAAATTGGTTTGTTTCTGAATTTGCTGCCATAGCCATTGTTGCTCCAATCCTAGCACTCCAAACATGGTCAATATTACCTATTGCATTAATATCACATCTAGTACCAGTCATATTGCCTCTGCTAAGATAAGCTGCTGCTGTTACTGCTGTTTGTGTTGCATCTAAGTCTGCAATATAATAATTAATATCTCCACCAGAATAATCCATATCAACATCTATTGCACATGCTGCTACTTGAGTTCCTGTTAATGTAGGTGCTATATGTATTCCTTTAAATGAACCAGCTGCAACACTAGGGGTCATCTTTAAACAACTATCAGTACAAGCTCCTGTTATTTCAATTCCATTATCTGAACAAGCTCCTGCAATTAAGATACCATCAGTTGCTGCTCCACTAATATTAATACCAGTTGTACAAGCTCCAATATCAATACCTGTTGTGATATTATTCAAATCAATACCTACTGGCCAATCATCAATAGTACCACCATCATCAACATAGATAGCTGCACAAGTTCCATTATTAGTAAGAGTACCAGTGCCAGTTGTTTCAATCTTCAAACCAGCAAATATACCACCAGAATCAACAGTTAATGTTTTACTAGATGCTATTTCAACAGAAATATCCATACAAGAAGCTTTAGCTCCTGATTGAATATCAGTATCACCAGCTAATTCTAAATAACCTTGAACCCCAGTATAAACACCAGTTGCTAAATCAACACCATCAGCCAGTTTCAACTGCCCCATTAAAGACCTAATAGTACCACCTGACTGGTCAACTGTCAACATTGTTCTTCCTAATACATTTCTAACACTAGTACCAATATTACTACCAGAATCATCACATAGAAATGAGTTTGGTCTTGTGTTAGTTGAACTTAATATAAGCCCGCCATCAGCTGTACTTTGATAAGTCCCTGTTTCAATAAACTTAGTTGTTTTTCCTGCTGCTGTAGAAATATAACCTGCAACAGCTAAATCATCAGTAGCAGCATCTCCAAAAGTAAAATTACCCTCACAAGTAAAATCACCTTCACAAGTTATATCTGTTTCAACAGTTAAATCACCTTCACAGGTTACATCTCCTGTTAAAGTTGAAGTGCTAGCAACATCAAGAGTATTAACTTTAAAATCTCTCCTTCTTATTCCATCTATCATTATTATTCACCTACTCATTCATTAATTGAATACTGGCATACTACCAGCCATTCAGTGTTGATTATGTAAAAAAAATAAAAAAAAAAATAATTATCTACTTATGAAGTAGATAATCTTGCAATAGCACTATCTCTTACCCTAGCAATCGCTATCCTTTGGGTAACAGCAGCACCTTCCATATCAAATGTTGGAAGTTTAAAATTCTCAACAGTGATAGGTCGTTTCTCAACAATGCAATAAGCATTATCCCTATCAATTACATAGGCATACTTGCTATATGTTGAACTAGGTGCTGCATTGGTAGAAAATCTGAAAACATTCATACCATAAATAACACCTTTCCAACCAGTGCTAAGATATTGGGTGTCACCTGCTTTGTTAGCTTCAACAAAAGTATCAATGTTCCGTAAATCATTCAATACTTCATTACCAACAAACAAACTGGTAGGCTCATAATCAGCATCTTCAAGATACTGCATAAGTCTTGTTATGTTTGCGATTGTAGCAGCAGCTCCACCACTGACATTATTAGTGCAACCTTGCAACTGAGTTAAAATAAGATTAGTTTCATTTTCAGCAAACTTCTTCCCGGCTTTCCGAATATTCCTTTCAAGCAGTGGGAATTTGCTATCTTCCTTCATCTCATTTGTTATCCTAATAGCAACACCGTACTTTAAAGGTAAAATGTTGGTATTAGTGTACTCATCCTGGTCAAGTACAATCTCTGCACCTTCAGCAACAAGCCTTACAGTCATCTTATTTTCACTTTCCAAATCTAAATCGTAACTTGACCCTGGTATCATTGCTGGTCCAACATAAATCATAGCTTCACTTCTAGGCAATAGTGCTTTATCCACTTCTGCAATTAATGTGTCATGAATTTTACGTGGGATTAATAGCTGACCTTGAGTTCCAAGTCCGGTTGATAAGAGTTCCTTAACATATTTTTGTTCTGTCATTTGTATCACCTTATGGAGTTAATTCAATCAATGCATAATTACCTGAAGTTGCATTTGACCATGCTCGACCCATCTTTGCTTTCACAGCAGCAGTCACCATTACTGGCACATCAGCACCTGATACTGCAGCTAGAGGTAAAACATCATCAGCTCCATTAGCAGCCACTGCATTACCATTCACTATTGTTCCACCAGCTCTAACAATTACAAGTCCTCTTGTTTGAACTGCAACTGCATTTCCTGATGTAGTATTATTAACAGCTACTCCATTAAAAGCAGCACCACTACCACCAGTTGCTATTCCTATATCTGTTGTTGCTAATGAATTAACACCACTTGAGATATTATCAGCAGCACCAGAAGAAATTACTAATTGTCCACCTGATACTGTTTCAAAAGCAATACCAGTTACTATTCGAGGTACACCACCATCATAAGGGCATACTAATCCTAATGTATTTACAGCCATCTTCCATCACCTTCCTAATTATAATGCCCATCAGCATTTGGGATTTTATAAATAGATTGACCTTGTCCAAACTCACAATCTTCCATCAGATATTTTTCATCAGCTGTTTCATCAGTTTTATCTTCAGTTTCAACAACTTTACCTTTAGTACTAGATTTTTGCTCAGCAGCAATCTTCTCTCTAACATCCTTTTCAATCTGTAGCTTTAAAGCTTCTTCTTTTTTCTCAGCCTCAGCTTCTTTCTCAGCTTCAGCTTCTTTCTCAGCCTCAACTTCTTTCTCAGCCTCAGCTTCTTTCTCAGCTTCAGCTTCCTTAATCTCAGCTCTAACTTTAGCTTCAATTTCCTCTCTCAGTTTAGCTTCTTTCAAAGCTGCTTCTTTTTGCTCTTCAAGGATTTCTTTTTTGACTTCCTCTTTAAGCTCATCTTTATCAGGCATTTTATCAACAACCTCCATTGTTTCTTTTTCAATATCCTTTATGCTCTCGCTCACAGGTTTAACTGCAAAGGATTTGTTTATCTTATTAACATCAATACTTTCTAATGATTGTTTTAAACTTGTCCCTGTTACACCAGGTGTTGGTGTCACACTCAGTTCCATTCCTTCCATTTCTGTAGCTATTACAAAATCATCATCTTCATTCTCTTTAACCATCTTACCAACAAAAGCACCAATACTAACCTCTTTCACTCGTCCATCTTTAATTTTTTCAAGAATACCAGTACCATCTTCTTTAATCCAACCATCATAACCAACAACACCTTTCTCATCAGCACCAGTAGTTTCAATCACCCCGATAGTATTATCAACAGATGATTTATGGTCTTTCAAAATAGGTTTTTGTCGTAAAGTAGGAGTAAACTTAATCAATTCTTCAACAGTGTATTTAATACCATTCTTACTAACACCAGGCTTCACAGCCACACCATGCACCCTCATTTGCTCAGCTATCATTTTTCATCACACTCAATCAATCCTTGAAAAATAACAGGCACATTCTCAGCTATAATTATGCGACCTTTTTCATCATACTTTTTTTCTTCTTTAGCTTTTTTCCATTGACTAAAACACACTGCTGTACGTTGTGTTTGGTCAGGATATTCTTTCTTCATATCACTATCAGACATACACCTAGAAATAAAATCTGCTTGTTTTTCATTCTTGTTTGGTTTGACCATTGGCACCTTTATCACCTTTAATTATTATTTACTCATATATAAAACCATACCACTATATTATATAATTTATCCACCTTTAGTAGCAAACACGAAAGTTAATATGACAAATATGACAGTAAGAACTGATAAAGCAAAAGTGAGCATTTGTTTAGTGACATACTTCTTATCAGCTGCATTGATAAATTCATCTATCTTTGAAAATAATAACCTATGGGCTTCCTTATTCTCATCCATACCTTTCACTACATTCTTCATCTCTGTCTCAAGCTTAACCATCCTCTCACCCATCAGTTTATTATTATCAGCCACTTTATATCACAACTTCTTTAGTATTACCATAACACTTAGTTAAATCACACTTACAATAAGGATTACAATCATCCCTAATCTTATCTAAAGCAATAGCAACCTTCTCTTCATAACTAGGTTCAACTGGTACATCTTCAGTTATTATGATAACTTCATGACACCCATACTTACTGTAACTAGCAGTACTCCTAAAACTACTACAATTAGCATAAGTCCAATCCTTAGTTTTGTAAGGACAATGAGCAGAGTAATAATCAACACCTTCTATGGTAAGTGTATCATCAATAACCCATCCATCAGGTTTATTAGTACCACAAGTTAATTCTTCACCAGTATCATACACAGTGTATAATACAGTACCAATCAACCCAGTAGCAATTACTATAAACCCTATAATCATTTGTTCTTTAGTTAGTTCAACCATTTTAATCACACATCCTCCATACATCATTTTCATAATACCAGTAACTGAACCCTTCTTCAACTTCTTCAGGGTCAGGGCAATAAGTTACATCTTTAACAATAACCTTAGTCCTACTTATTTCAATCTTAGTTGGTTCAGGTTTTGGTAATTGTGCAGTGTCGCAACTGTCATGGATACATACACCTTTGCCTTGATTGTTTTTAATATAATCAGTTTTGTTGTAAGTAACTTCATAATCACCTTCAACTTCTTTACTTTCAGATACTTGTTCAGCATAAGGTTCATCTTCCTTTTCAACAACAACCTGTACTTTATGATTCTCATAGAATGGGTCATGTCTGACAGCTTTAATGTCCCAACTAAACTCACATAAATTTTCTGTCACAATAGCAAACTCATTCTTACCAACATCACTAAAATCAAAATAACTATCTCCACAGAATCCTTTTAACCCTGATAACATACCTGTATATTCATTATAATTATCTCCTGTAAAAGTTAAATCATCAAACCAACTTGGTAATTGTATCTTATATTGGTTATTGCCTAAAGGTATGACTGTATAATTCCATCCTTGACCATTGTTATAAGATTCACTTGTACCACGATAATTGACAATAGCTTCAGGGTTCTCCACATTAACATGGCGTAGTTTCTCATTTAAAGGATTTTCAGGATTATCAATAGTAAATGTTTTAGTTCCTGCTGTGAATTCCCCAACAACATTAACAACACCAGTTACGCCATTTAATGTCATTCTTTCATTAAATGTATTTGTATTGGTAATTGAATAAAAATATGTTATCCCGTTATAATTTTCTATTCTTAAACCATCTGTAATATTTGTTCCAAAGTCTAAAGCCGCAGTGCCACCACTTGGTCGCATACCTATAAATAATGTTGGTTTTGTTGTTCTTGTAGAAGTGGCAAATGCCCCTGTGCCATGAATTTCTAAAGGACTACTTGGCGAAGTTGTGCCGATACCTACTTTCCCTGCTGAATCTATATTAAAATCTGTTTCATCACCAGAAACACCCATACTTATCTTTGAACCTTGTATGTCTAAATGTTTATAAGCAGAACCATTATAATTAACAATCTCCATCTGACCATCGACTCCACCCCTTGCAACAACATTAAATCTTCCATCTTTACCAGTATCAAGTAATCTTAATATATCATTACCAGTGGTCAGTTGATGTACATCTAATGGAACAGCCGGTGTAACTGTACCGATACCTACGTTGCCTTGAGTGCCATTAACATATAAAGTGTTCCCTACAGTACTCCATAACATACCATCAGCACCACCAACCCATACAGTTACATCAGTAGTATTACCAAAATCAACAGGGTCATTCTCTCCTGCATTAACCATACCTATCATCATCAAACTCATTATCATTATTAAACATATTATCCTTTTCATCCTATTCACCCACTAATTATCCTACCAGTAACAATCATGTTGGTTGTTATGGTACATTTATTAAAAGTAACATCATCATCAGATTGTATATCTTGATTCATGTCATAAACTTCAGTAGCACCATTGCCTGTATCAACAGTAGTAAATGTAGCTGCTTCAGTACTATTATAAAACTGTGCATTAGCCCATGATAAAACAGTAGCATTATTACTTACAGTATAATCATAAATCTGGTCACCTGTTGATAATGTAGTAGCACCATTAGTAACAGCACCAGTACTGACAGCGAAAGTTAAGTCTGCATTAGCACCTGGTAATATATCATCAACATTAGTACCCCCATTCACAGTGACAGGAGCTGTAGCAACAACATCTTTCAGTAAGGTTAAAGCTATCTCAGGAGTAGTTCCTTCAGTGCTTGTGATAGGAGCTGCACCAGTAACGCTTGTTACAGTACCACTTCCTTTCTCATTAAAAGTATCCCAATCAGTAGAACTTAACCATCCATCAGTATCAGTATCAGCTTGTGCCATAGCTATTGTAATATCTTTATCAGGACCACCAAATATGTTATCAGCAGCACCAGTGATAGGTGCGGTTGTGACTAAATCACCTAGTGTTTGATTATAAACAGTATCTTGTGCATCAGTGTAGGTTTTCATAGAAGTATTGTAAATGACATCTTGAGCATCTACGTAAGCCTTCATACTTGTATTTGTGCTGACATCAATAGCATCAACATATACTTTCATACTAGCATTATAAACACCATCTTGTGAATCTATATAAGCTATAATTGAACCATTGTTTGATAAAATCTCTGCCAATATATAAGCTTCTACTGTTGCATTATTAGATAATATCTCAGCTAGAGTATAAGCCCTTGCTGAAGCGTTTACTGCTGCATCTTGGGTGTCGGTATAAGTCTTATTAATATCTGAACCTGATAATCCATCAACATAAGTTTTATTAACTAATTCAGCATCAAGCACACTATTTAATTCACCTTGGGTATCTATATCAGCAGTAGCACCACTTATCATACCATATAAGCCATCACTATAATCATGTACATCAGCTTCAAGACCACCAAACTCATGTTTAAGAACACCATCATGTGCTGTGAAAGCCATCACTAAAGCTGGATTAGTACCTTCAGTAATACCTATCACTAAAGTACCAGCAGGAAACTGTGCTGAAGGTTCAATAGCTCCAGTAGCAGCACCAAACAAGATACTACCGTCAGTAAATGATTGAGTTCCAGTACCACCATTAGCTACTGTTAAAGGTGCTGTTAATGTTAAAGCTGTATGAGTTGCAGCTTCAGTACTATTATAAAACTGTGCATTAGCCCATGTTAATACTGTATTATTGTTACTTAATATTTCATCAGTTGTATAATCTTTTAGACTATCATTATTGTTACTTACATAACTTAAAGCTTCAGTTTGTGTGGCATAAGTAGCATCTAAAGTGTTATTATTAGATAATATCTCTGCTAAAATATAAGATGTTATTGTACCATTATTACTCAATATCTCTGCTAAAGTATATGCTGTCAAACTAGCGTTATTGTCACTAACTACATCCAAACTGTATTGTTTTAAACTATCATTATTATTCCCTATAGCTGTCAATACTTGAGCATCAGTAGCATAAGTAGAATCTAAAGTGTTATTGTTAGAAAGTATTTCTGCAAGGATATAAGCCTCTACTGTTGCATTATTATCAGCTATATCAGATAAAACATCAGCTGGTGTTGAATATGTACCATCATCAGTTATATCTGCTGCATTAATATCAGCAGGAGTGTCTAAATCATCCCAATAATCACTTTCATTAACATTTAAATTACCTTCAGAAGCTTTAGCTATGAATGTATCATCAACATAAGTTTTGTTTACATCACTATCTTTAGTATCAATATAAGCTATTAAACTTGCATTATTATTAGTAAACCTAGTATCAACATAACTCTTCATAGAAGTGTTATATATGGTGTCTTGACTATCAACATAAGTTTTCATACTAACATTTGTTGCTGTATCTAAAGCAATTATAGTAGCATTATTAGCAAGTATCTCATCATCTGTATAATCTGTTAAACTAGCATTATTGTTAGATATAGCATCCAATGTATATTGTGTTAAAGTGCCATTGTTATTAGTAAACCTTGTATCTATATAAAAGGTTATTGTCCCATTATTAGATAATATTTCTGCTAAGATATAATTTTCAACAGTGGCATTATTGTTAGCTATCTCAGATAAAACATAAGCTTCTACCGTACCATTATTACTTAATATCTCTGCCAATATATAAGCCTCTACTGTTGCATTATTAGATAATATCTCTGCTAAAGCATAAGCCCTAGCACTAGCATTAACTGCTGAGTCTTGTGTATTTATATAATCCAATACAGTTACATTATTGTTACTTATCTTTGTATCAACCTCAGTTTCAGTAGCATAAGTTGCATCTAAAGTATTATTATTTTTATCAATTTCATTTAATACATAAGATTTCATACTATCATTATTAGTTGAAGCCATGAAACCTGTATGCCCACTTGTTGCATAAGCTAAATTAGCAAGGTTAGCATGGTCAGAAGCTTCTGATGGTGTGAAAGTTGTTGTGAAAGCTGATTGTACTTCAACAGGTGTGTCTGAACCTTCTTGAGTGATAATCCTACCTATAATTATGCCCCCTTTATACCACATAGCAGGGAAAGTTGATGGGATTTCTTCAGCTTCAGCAGTAGCAGAAGTTAGATATTGAGCTTGAGGATACATTATACTAATCTTTTGGCTAGCTACATTAACCCAAACCCATAACACTACATATTTATTATTATCAATGGTTTGTAAAATGCCTGAATCATCATCCCATAAGGTTACATTATACTGTGTTTGACCAGTATATTCATTATATCCTCCAGCACCATCACGATAATAAGTATTAAAAGTATCACCGCCACTAGCATCAAAAGCTGATATTGGATGTTCTATTAATCTAGCCCATAAAACACCTTCTGTCATTGTGGGATTACGTGTGCCTGTTACACCCAAGATTAATCCACCCACATTTTTATCACGATATAAATAATCTTCAGCTTGGAATCGTTCAATAACATTAGTTAATCCATCTCCAACCCACCATGAATTATTTAAACAATACATCACATCTTTCTGGTTAATACAAGAACCTAACGGGAAAGATGTATCCAAATCAAAATCATCTTCTGTAGTTGTATTGATTACGATAGGACTACCACTATTATAATCAACCCCAAAATACATTATACTATCAGTAACAACTTCTATAGGACTTGAATTGTCCCATCCAATAAATTTTACTTGTGAAACATCATCATCAACTATCCTAGAAATACCTTCTCCTGCTAAAACCACAACCTTAGTAGAACCATTATCTATTATTTCACCACCACTAATACGACCAGCAGAATTAAACAAATTAAATGCATCATTCAGACTTTCATAATCATTATTACCTTTCATAGCAGGAATAATAAAATCTCCTGCGGTAATATTATTAGTTGTTGTGTTCCCTCTTGTTGTAACACTTTGTAAAGTGTCATTATCATAAGCAGCATCTTGTGAATCTACATAAAGTTTCATTGAAGTATTAGTAGATGTGTCTAAAGCTATCAGAGTAAGATTATTATTATCAAATCTAGTATCAACATAATTAATTACAGTGTTATTATTACTCAATATTTGAGCATTAGTATAAGCTATCATGGTATCATTATTTTTATCAATCTCGTTTAATATATAAGATAATAAAGTAGCATTGTTAGAAATAAACCTAGCATCAACATACGCTTTCATACTAATATTAGTTGCTGTATCTAAATTAATCAACGTTAAATTATTACGGGTGAATCTATCATCAACATAATATTTAAGTGATACATTAGCAGCATTAACATAAGTTACCATGCTTTGATTATAAATATCATCTTGTGAGTTTATGTAAGCTACAACACTATTATTATTATCAAGTATTTTTAAAGTTACATAAGTCACCATAGAATTATTATAAATAACATTTTCAGTATCAATATAATAAACAACAGTATCATTATTTTCTTCCATTTCTAAATGGGTAACGTAAGTATCATTCAATGTTTGGTTATGTGTATCAATTTTATTATCTATTGTACTATTCAACAATGTTTCATTAAAAGTGAATACATTAGCAATATCAGCAAACCATCTAGTAACAAACCCAGTAACCCCTGCCCATGAAGTTGTTGAATCAGAATGATTAACGTTTAAATCACCTTCCTGAGTCTTATTTAAAAATGTGGAACCAGTATAATCAATCATACTAGTGTTATAAATTTCATCTTGACTATCAACATAGGATAACACAGAAAGATTATTATCCAATATTTGTGCTATAACATACGTAACCATAGATTCATTATATAATATATCTTGTGAGTCTATGTATGCAACAACAGTGATATTATTAGATAACTGTTCATCATGGGTCACATAAGTGGCGTTCAATGTGCCATTCACTTTAGATATCTCTGTGTCAACATACCCTTTCATTGAAATGTTGGTTGAGGTATCTAGCGCAATCAAGGTTACATTATTATCAGTGAATCGTGAGTTTACATAAGATATGACAGTGTTATTATTATCAAGTATCCTACCTAAGATATAGGTTATCAAACTAGCATTGTTAGTAGTGAATCTTCCGTCTATGTATAGTTTCATGCTATCATTAGCTGAGTCCACATACACCACCATTGAAGAATTATAAACAATATCCTGTGCATCTATGTAAGCTATAACAGTACCATTATTAAACAATATCTCTGATAGAGTATAAGCTCTTGCACTAGCATTAACTGCTGCATCTTGGGTATCAACATAAGATTTATTAACATCAAGTCCTAATGTAGATGTATTCAATCTTAAAAAGCCATTATCACTATAAAACTCAGAAGAAGTTTCATTCAACCACCAAACTAAATCTAACTGACTTGAATAAGGATTCCAAACAGGTACTGTTGGGATATTAACTGCATATATAGTAGTAACTAAAAAGAAGAATACAAATGTCCATAATATTATTTTGTTTTTCATGAATATGAATATGTTGCACGGTCATCCCACACTTTATCAAACATAGAATTACCGCTTGCCAATTCTACTTTTGTTGCTTGACTATTTGAATATGTATATTTCCTTATACGCCATCCTGACCCATCTTGTGCTGTGCCTGGTGTAGCTTCACCATGATATTTAATAGTTCTATCAGCGTTATATTCAAATGCATGAGTGTATTGTGGGTCTACATCAACTGGCATTCTCTATCACCCTTAAAGTTATATTTATAGCAGTTCCTTTAGAACCACTTACAGTTATCCTAATCTTATTATTTAATACCCATTTAGAACTGAACACTAAAGATTTTTCTCCACTTTTAGTAATAGTGTTTAATTTCAATGGTAAATATTTCATACCACTAAAATCTAAATCATGATATAATACTATATTTTCAATCTCAGCAAAATTAACTCTAACCTCACAGTTTTTATTGGAAGAGATAATCAATGCACATAATTGACCATTGATTTTAGGAGTATCAGCTACAGCAGTATTATTTTCAATAACTTCTATCCTTTTATCATAATCCACAATTGTCATTTTCATATGTACTTCACATTAATGTTCAATGTTGATGCTGTACCACTTGTCAAACTACCTGTAGATACTGCTAATATATCATTCACACAAAAATCACTCACTGATGAATAAGTAGCTCCTGAAATAGCAGTGCCTGCAGTAGTCTCATCAAAATGTTTTGGATAAGATACTGATACATTTGTACCACTAGCTGCATTTTTTACCCATAATGTTTGTGCAGGTAACCCTGATGGTGTCATTACTAAACTACCACCTTGATTGAATGAATGTTCAATCTGAACTATCCTACCATTAATCACATAATCTGAGTAAAAAGTGGAACTAGCAGTATCAGCAGCAATGTTTTGTGCTGCAAATTTATATTCTTTTATTCTGTTTGTTCTTGGAATTTCAATCACCTTCTAAATTTATATATTGATAATGCTGACGAGTGTAATGAGTGCTTAGCACAGCTCCTCTCCTTGTATGATTATGTACTTTAGCACCGTGGATTATAGCTTTTGGACTTGCTGCATTTTCTATACCTTGCATCTTCCAATTAGGATTTTCAATATTAATTCTATCTTCATTATTTAAAGTAGCATTAGTGGAATCACATCTATGTACAACATCACCAGTGTGTTGTTGAACAGGGATTATACGATGACATCTTGGACAAATAATATTACTCATTCCAACATTTCCTCCATTTTAATTCTTTCTTGTTCTTTCATTTTTTTATCAAACTTAATCAAACAATCACCACATATGAACCGTTTCATAAGCGGTATATAAGTCCTTGCAGGGTTACCACATTTACATAATGGTAATTCTTTACCTATATCATTTATCATTCTTTCACCACAGGAACAAGTGTGCATCTGCACATCATATGCAAAGGTGGTTGTACTCCTGAATCTACTGGATATACAATACCATTTTGAGCAGCACAATATTCACAAGTTCTATTGCTAAGTGCTGATACCCACCTCACTTCTTTAATCCCATTCTTTTTATAATTAATTAAAGCACCACTATTACTAGCTCTGACAGTTTCAGTCCTAGCAATCATAATAGCTCTTTTACTAGCAGACACAGCCAACACAGGTTTACCGTTTTTTTTTAACATTACACCATTCTTCAAAACATACCTATTCTTGAAAGCAATCCTCTTATTCAACATCTGCGATAATTCTTTGATTGATATGTTCCCAATAAAAGCATCATGTAAACTTAACCGTAATTGTTCAATATTGTTAGATGATAACAACCCAGCTTTCAACTGTTCTTTAGTAGTAGCTCTCAAATCAGCAAATCTATCTGTATTAACAAAATCAATCACATCTTGACTATATTCATTATAATCAAAATTAACCCATTCTCTGATAGTCATGTTATCAAGCTTCTCATAATCCTCTTCAGCATAATATTTTTCATAAGTACATTTTTCTAATGGTAACCCTGTTGCTATACCAGAACCGTGTGGAGATTTACTAGGTTTTACCAATGCTTGTTCTGGTACTTTAGGCAAAGGTTCTTTTTCCTCTCTTTCCCTTTCTTCACGGTCAGTTTCAAGATTTTCTTGCGGAATATTTAACAATTCAGCAGCTTGTAACTCCAATTCAACTCTAAAAGATTCATCCAACATAGGATTTTTTAACAATTCAGTAACAATATTCAGCTTATTGTTCTTTTCTTCGTCACTAGGCAAACCCCATATAATCTCCACATGAGCATCAATACCATTAGCTTCCAACACTTTACTAAATATTTTAGTTTCAATAACTTTTTCAATTTCTTCACGTAAACTTTCAATCCTAAACATCCAAGCTCGCATCTGTTCTTTAGCAATACCTTGATTGATATTAGCAACACCCATCAACAAAGCCGGTATTTGAGCTGCCATATACAACATCTCCATATCATTCTCAATAACAAACTGAAACTTATCACCAATATTACCAAAATCAAGAGTAGTAGGTTTCACCATATCACTGATGACCCATTCTTGTTTATTATTTAGATATTCTAACCTCGACCCTAAATCATCCATCTCACCTTGAGTTGGCATCTTCGGTTGAGGTTTTGCATTTTTATCACCCATAATAAAAATGAAAGGGTTGTTAGCTTTCCGTTCCATCATAGTATGCATCTCTTTCCTAGAACCAATCAAACTATCTATAATAGTCATCGTTTGATGAATAAGCCCAAAACCATATGCCATATCATTAAAAACATTTATATTTAATATAGCAACCTCATCAGGATTAAAACTCACAATATCCTCATCAGATTTATTATCATAATTTTTTAACGGTTTAGTATATTGATTAACCTGTTCAATCTTCCCATACTCATCACGCTGAATATACATATAATTAGAATTAAGAGTTTTCAACTCATTAATATTTTTAGTATCAGTACCTAATTCCATAAAACCAACACCTTTCATAAAAGATTCTCTTAACCATGGTCTTATAACAGTGCCAAAATTAACATCTTGTATAAAAGTATTAATAATAGCTTCAGCTCTTTCATCTTCAGACTTTATATTAATACCAGAAGCCATAATAAAATCAATATGCTTATCAACAATAGAAGAAATCACACCAAACCTTTTTGATAAAGCTTCCAATTGTTCATAATCAAAAGGATGAGCAACACCAAGTTCTTTAGGAAATTTAACAATATCTTTAGTGTCAACCATCCCTTTAAGAGCTTCAGAATTATATGTTGTTCTAGGTTTATAAATTAAAGAACTAGAACTATATGATTCACTCTTTTTATCTTTCCAAAAATTGAATACTGACATAAATATGATTAGTGATAAAGAACAATAATATTTTACTCATATATAAAACCATACCACTATATTATATAATTTAAAAAAGAAGAAAGACCACACTATGAATCACTCACATAATTTGGAAATGGTTTTCATAAAAATCATTTATATCAAATATATGATATATAATCATATTTAAGGCTTTCTATTGATTAGCAAGCATAACTCATAGAAGAAGTATCAGCCTGTTGGTATATCAAACTCCTCAAGGTTAAGATACAACCATCAGCTCTATCTGGAGAAGTTAGACCTCTATGTTTCATATCTTCCTTCTTCTCCAAAGCATTCTTACCACCAATAAACTTATGTTTCCTAGTAGACAATTGCCCTATCAAATCATTATCATTAGGTATATCAAGCTCAATTATTTTATCCCTCATAAAAAACCACATCTCTGTGCCTAAATTAGAATAAAGAGAACTATCAACAGCAGCAGCTCCATTATTAACACCAACAACTTCACAATAAATCTCTCCAAGCTCAACCATTTCTTTCAAACGGTCAGTAACACCACCACCCATACCAGTATCATCAACATTCACAATAACACTCTTAATATTCTGCCAATCTTTAACAACAAGAGCTATTCTGTTGGCTATCTCCATAATATCACTCTTTTGTAATATAAATTCTTCTTTAATAGTATTGCCTAACCTACTATAACAAGTACACTCATCATCACCAAACCGAGCAACATCCACACCAAGCTCAATAACCTCATGCAAACTTAAATTCCTATCAATCTCTCGCAAAGCAGCAGCTTCCACTTTATCTAAACTTATCAAAGTATCAGGCTCAGCTTTAGGAAACTCACCCAATACTCTAACACGATAAATATCAGAATCTTTACCATACTTAGCAGCTATCTTTTCATAATAAGCAGGCAATACAATCTCACTTGTTTCAGAATTAAATGTGTATGTTAAATAAAATTTCCGTTTACTATTAAAAGCATCATAAAAAGCTCCACTCACTTGAGTTGGGTTACCAAATAATAATATTAAAGCTCCTTCCTGTGTTTGTGTCCCTTCAATTACTTCTAGCACCTCAGTAGCAACACCACTAGCTTCATCAACCAAAAATAATAAATTTTCTGCATGAAAACCTTGCATATTCTCTGGTTTGTTAGAAGTCCTAGCAACAGCAAACCAGTTCTCAGGAAAAGTCTTATCAGTGAAAGCTGTCTTTGTCCATGATGTGCTATCTTTAGTAAAACTTTGTTTATGCCATTTAGCAAGCTCAGCCCAAACAACATCATACAACTGATGTTGAGTAGGAGCTGTTGATATTATCTTAGGCATAGGCTTAGTATCCATAAACCATTTAATACACCATGCTTGCATAGCAGTCTTACCAGTACCATGACCTGATTTAACAGCAACACCTTTCCTATCTCTAATAGCAGTTGGTAATATATCTAATACTGCTTTTTGCTGAGTAGTAGGTTTAGTTCCTAACCAATCTACAACATATTCATAAGGATGCTGTGCATAATATTTAATTGCTTCTTCAATTTCTGTCATTCTAACAAATTTATGGGAGTTTAGGCTTTAAGGCAACAGGTAGAAAACCACACAGTCAAGAGGGTGTAACCCATGCTTCATTTCTTAAAACAATGCCGTGCTCTTTCCATTTTTATTAAAATTTAATCTTTCTAATATACCCTTTTGTTACATAAAAAAACCAATTCCTTACATAAGGATTAGCATACTTATCATGTATCCTACTTAATTGCTTAATAGCTATTTTATAACTTTTATCTGTATGATTGCTTTTTATTTCAAAATATAAGTTGTATTTACCTGTTGTAGCATATAAGTCTATTTCTCCTGTTAATTTATGTTTTGGACCGTACTCTAAATTTTTAAATATGTCATACTTATTGCTTAACCTTTGTTCAAGATTATCGATTATCTGTTGGTGTTTGTTCATAATAATTCTTTACTGACATACCAAGGATGACATTTATATTCTTTTGTTGTTGGATTGTTACAAATAAACTTAATCAAGCCTAAAACATCTGAATATGTTTTATCTTGCTGGACAAACTCTGTGCATTGACAGTTAGGGCATTTATTCATTTTTTCGTTTCCTTTCACTTGCTTCTGCTCTAAATTGTTTGCCTAACTCAATTTTATTTGAATACCATGTTACAAAATCAAGCACACTATTACTATTAGTTTCAGATTGAAATTGTGAAACTGTCGCTTTCAAATTACTTACGCTTCTCATATCCGATACATCCCCAAAATTCATCTTTCTTTTCCTCCTTAATCAAAACCCTATGGCTCTGTATTTAGTACCTTGTTTTTGTTCTTGTAATCTATCAATCTGATACAATAACTGTTTCTGGTCAACATAACCCATACCAACAATCATATCTTGTGGAGCTTCAATGATTTCTCTAACCCTTTGTTTAAGAGATTTTTCTATCACATTATCAATATCAGCATAATTAAACCCTGCACTAGCTTTAGCTAACGCTGGATATTTGATATGTTTGATAAGTAATCCTTTACAATACTTCTCTTTAAATTCACTGTTTTTCCCAGCAATCTTAGTCCTGTATCCTTGAATTAAACCTTGTTCATCAGGTAAATCAAACTTTATTATCTTATCAATCCTACCTGACCTAACACTAGCTTCATCAAGAGCTTCAGGGAAATTAGTAGCAAATATTATGTAAATCGGTTCAGTGTTATCATGTATCCGTTGTTGGTTTTTCATTAAACAATTAAGTAATTTATCATCCTCTTTATGAGAACTCATCCGATTACCTCTTTTAGAAAGTAACGAATCAGCTTCATCAAACAATGATAAAACACAATACCCTTGCTTAGCATATTTACCTAACATATCAAAATATTTCTGTAAATTAACAGCACCCATGTTGATGTAAGCTGTACCATACTGTCCTATATCATAAGGGGCTTCCATTACATTCATACCTGATTTAATAAGTTCGTTCCGTATTGCTGACATTGAGAAAGTTTTACCTGAATTATGTGATAACACACCATTACTTAAAAAGAAATTATTTGTATCAGGTACAACTAAATCAACCATTTCTTCAATTCTGCCAGTTCTCCTGATAGATTTGATGGTTTTGTTATGTGTAATTTTGTGTGACATCCTTGACATAACACTATTAAATTGTCTACAGAATTGTTCATAGTATTTTTGTCTTTGTGATGTACTATCAAATCCATGTTTAATGTTTTCTTTACACCACAAACTGAACATATCCAAGGTTGATTCTGTTTCGCTATCTTCAGATAATTTTTCCTGTTTACTTTTTGACCCACTTTCTTCCCATGAATGTATTGATGATTTAGTCTCCCCTTGAACTTTTCCGATAATTTCTTCCTGTGTTCTGGTTTTCTTATTTCTATTGCTGCTTGTTCTTTGAAACTTCTTAGTTTTATCCCATATATCTTTAACCTGTTTCCTATTACATGATGAGTCACTCCTTTCATCTTTGATATTTTTGACAGAGACATCTTTTGATTGATGTATAATTCTATCGCTTCTTCTTTTGAGATTACTTCTCCCAGATACATATGATTCTTTTCTCCCTTCTGATTCGTTGTTACCATCCAACTTGTTTGTTTCTGTCTTAAAATGTGACATTTCCATGAGCAAGTCTTTTTTGTCTTCTCCTGACTTGGAGATACGTTCATCTGTTTTCCACATATTATACAATTTCTTAATATCATTTTGATTATATAAAATAGAACTAATATTTAAATCTGTTGTTAGGTGTTCTTGGAAGTCTTCTAAAAACCATTTATGTTCTTCACTACATTCAATTATTGTATCATCAGATAATGTTATCTCTATAACTTCTTTTTTAGTGAATAATTTTTGACATGGTTTAATTATAAATTGCTTTTTATTAATATCAAACGACACTACTTCTTCAACATCTTCTATATTCACAAAACCTATAGGTGTTAGTATTTTTGTTCCTTTAACTAAACAACCTGGTTCTCCTAACATAAGATAACTTTTATCAGGTCTAGCTAACATCATACCATACAACTCTGCGTGTTTAATATTAAAAACTGCATCTTCTAAATCAGTCTTTAGCTGTGTACTACCACAAATATCTTCCAGTAAAGGATAATCAGTGTTAGGTGGTTCAGGGACATATTTATCCTGTTCTTTCTCTACAACTACTGGTACTTTATGATTCATTCCGTTATTTGGTTCTTTTGTTTCTGCTATTTTACATCACCTTTTCCTTTAATAATTCTGGATTTTCATATATGTTACCTACTATTTTAATTTCATTATTATGATGATGGAATCCTAAATTAAATAAATCATTATTATATTCAATACTGTATTCTCCACCAGAATAGATTATTTGTCCGATACCTTTACTAAATTCAACAATATCACCTTCATAAATCTCTTTCCCTGTTTTATCTTTCAAACCTGTGTATAATTCTTTATCTGAATTTTGAACCTTATATCTTATTGAATAATCATTGGCATATTCACTTAAAGTAAAATAATAATATCTTTCTTCTGTAAGATACCATGCTCTAAACTTAATATCTCTCACAATCTTTCACCTTTCAAGGGAGTTCTAATCAGACTAACATTTATCAGCTTTTTATCCTCACCATTTTTTTCATAAGAGATGTTAAAATCAACTAAAATTTTATCTAACAACTCTGCGTATTGTTCTTTTAGTTCTAATACACCTATAACTTCAGATGTAATATTTTCATTTTTTGTAATAGGATATTTTCTAATCATTCATCACCTCAACCACTTCTCATAAGCTTTCATTTTGACTGCATAACCAACCAATCCACCAAGACAACTTGAATTAATACCTATCACTTTACCTTGTTTATTAACAGTGAAAGTACCACTATCACCACCTAATAACGCTTTCCCAAACCCAAACCTATTAGGATTTGAAGGTATATTTTTAACAGTTAAGCCATCAGTATCACTGACATAATCTTTACGAACATTAACGCCCATTAAAGCTGGATTGCCTACAATGTAAACCTCTTCACCAAACTTAGGTTCATCAAAACATATATCATCAATATTAAACCTATGTTTAATCTCAACTTCTTTAGGTATCTGTAACACTGCAACATCATCATCATTATCTTGGTATAATATTTTAAGCTCCATACCATACAACATAGTCTTTTCATCTTTCATCTTTTCAACCACTTGCATAGTACCATAAGGAGTGTTCATATATCTTCTACTACAATCAACAATATGAGCACAAGTAACATACTTATCATCAACAACTATCCCCATACCTCTCTTCTCATGAGTTCTCATCATATCAACATATTTAGCCGTTGAATAACTCATGTGTAAATACTTAGGATATTCATTGTATATCATCTGTTCAATGTTAGCTTGAACCTGGTCAGCATCAACCTCACCAGATTGTTTAATAGATTCATACACCATCTTACCTGATATAGTGCATAAACCTAATGCAATCAAAAAATTTCTACGATTCATTTTTAGTTTACCTCCATCTTGAAAAAACTCCTGTTCAGTCATAGCTTTAGTCATTGTTCCAATTCCCTATCAATTATAAAAATATTTCTTAACACATAAGTCGATAAAACCTTATTAATCATTTCTAATCACCTTTCAAAACTTTTCTTTAATAAGTTCTAAGATTTCATTAATCCCTGTATATAATTCATCTTGTGATGCATTAGGATGTTCATGGTTTAACATAATAACAAGTTTGTCAATATTGCAATTCATACTATACATATCACTTACTTCCTGCAAATCTTGTCTGAAAAAATACTTCTCATCTACTCCTGTAACTTTAAACTCGTTATACATATAACCTTTTTTAATAAAAATATTATCTTGGTAATGCTTGTACTGTGTGTTGAACTCTTCTTGAGGCATAGCATTACTAGATTTGGTCGCATAATTAGTGTAAGCTACTTGATTATCCTGACCTATGCAAGATAATTCCCAAACACCATCATAAATTATTGTTACTGGTAGTTTCATTTGTGTTAACCCAATTATTTAAAAATATTTCATATTCTAATTTATAATCATCAGAATTAAAAAAGTTACCATCAAAGAAGTTCAATTCTTTGGCTAAATCTAACCACTTTTTTAATATTTGGTCTGATGTTGCATTATTTGTATTACAATAATTTTTCCTACCTGCATCTGTCCATTTATATATCAAATAAAACATTTGACTTACAAAATAATATTTATCGGATTCTTTTATCTTATCTTTAATAAATGTAGGAGAAATTATACTCCAATTTGATAAATCTGTTTTTTTAGATTGCTTAACTAAATCACTCATATTCTTTCTTGCAATCAGATATACAGAATCTAATAATGTAACATCTATTTCATTTTTCCAGTTTTCTAGTAATTCTAATATGAAATCTTTTTTATCATAAATTTCTATTGTCAATTTTTCAATTATAACTTTGTGTTTTGACATTCTAGTTTCCTCCTAAATTTATTGAGATTAAATCCATACTTAAGATAACTAACTCCATAACTTCCTTCTATCCAAGCATTTATTCTTACCATTTTCTTTGTCCCTCAAATTGATTTCTCATAATTATGAAGTTAACAGAAGTTTCAGCTTCGCTGAAATTTGGGCGAAGTGAAACGTAGCCTGTTAACGTGTATTAGTCGACAGAATCTTTTGATTCTGCTTGAGTTTTGTTTTCGGCGTCAATATTATCAATCTCTCCTAATTTTTGAAATGTGTTCTTATCAATTAGATACGCCTTATCTTTTTCAATTGAATCCTCTATCCATATTTCAATTCCCATAACAGTATGGATTAAAGGTCTCGCTGAACAATATACCTCTGTTCCAGCAATTCTTATTGATGGTGTATCTGGTTTTGAAATTAACAAAGTGTTAGGAGAGATTCCTTCTATTTTTGCTTTCTTAACCCAATCCATTATTTGTTTAGCAGTAATTTCCATCATTCTTATTTCCTCCAGCCGAAAACAAAATTTCGACTAATATCAGGATTTAACGAAGTCTGCGTAGCAACTTGTTGCGTAGCCGTTAAATCCTTATTAAACGAGGGCGTAGCCCCTTGAGTAAAATTACTGACCGTTGTATTCATCTTCCTTTCAACCGTAATTATTGTATCGTTATGATTCCCACCATGTGCTACAAGCATAATTTCTATTATTTCAAATCCTCTGTTTTTTCCTAATCCTTGGGAAGACCAACCAAAAGATAAACATAAACCTCCTGGTCTAATAACTCTTGCTATTTGGTCTTTCCAATTAGCCCAAACAGAGGATTTAGTATCGTGTAGCACCATTCCCATTGAATCATAACACTCTTTTAATTGTCTTGGGCTGTAAGGTGGGTCAAATAACACACCGTCAGCACTTGAATCTTTAAAGGTTGAAAGGTAGTCTATTGCATCTTGTTGATATGGAAAAGGAAATGGTTCTAACCATAATCCTTCATTTTTATATTTAGCAATAATTTCAGCTATTGGTTTTATGCTAAATGTTCTCTTGTTAGGCATCGCCCATTTCCTGCTTATTATCATTTTAGGTCAGTAATTTTATTTCGTTTAATATATCGGAATTAAGAGGAAACCTCGCAAGGTTTCCTCTTAATTCCCATTATGTTCTCCGATAGGACAGCCGAAGGCTGAGTAATCCCCCCTATTGTTAATTGCTTAAACTTGTATGCGTTATTGAATATTGCTAAACCAACTTCTGGCTCAACACAATTTCTTAACATAGTTCTCTTATCTCCAGTATAATTAGATAAATCAAAACCAAGTTCTTTTTCTAATCTTTTTATCTGCTCTTGGTCTGTTTCTTTATTTGAACCATTAGTTAAAGTAATCTTTGCTTTTGTAAGCAAGTTTTTTGCTTTCATTTGTTTTACCTCCATTGAGACTTTGTAGCACCAAAAGCTAATAAAAATAAAATATAATACCTATCCCATAACCCTTTTATCATTTTTTAATCACCATTTTTAATTAAGGAATATTATATATTATTTAAATCTTTTTGTTTTCATGCCAGATTTCGTCTTTATTCATAAAAATTGTTTGCTGGATACCCATGACTTTAGTCGTGGGAGGAAAGCAAACTTACCTCCTTGAATTTATCTTTAAACTTATCTATAATATCTCTTGAATGTAGTCTAATATATACATAACCCTCTTCTTCTAAATCTTTAAGAGAATATATATCTCCATCATCAAGAATGAAAGTATCAACTCCATCCTTAATCTGATAAAATGTTCCAAAAATATAATTCCCTTTATAGATATAATCTTTTACGATAATATTACTCCCTTTTGCTTGAATTGTTTGTTTTTCCATCTTTTGAAAACCCCCGACTTTAGTCGGATTTATTTTGGGAAGGTGTTATTTTTCCTCTTATTATAAGCTCTCAATATAGATTCACTTAGCGATATATTCACATTCAGATTTTTACTTTCAATCTTCTCACCATACTTCTGTTTATTAATAGCACTCAATGTGTTGCTGGCAAGTTCTTTAAATTTGTGTGTATAAAATCCTGGTTGGTTAGTCTTCAGCATTTCATTATCCTTAGAAAGTTCTGCATCTTCAATGGCTGTGTATGCCAAATACTCCTGCAATGCCACTGTATCCATTTTCTCACCAATCTCATAATAAATCTTTAATTTCTTAATATGCTCAACAGCAGGGATAACACATTTACCATCTTTTTCAAAATGTGAACACTTAGCAGGTATGCTGACTTCAACATATTTCTTAGTTTTAGGATTGTATTTTTTTATAATCCTCTCACCAATAGGACATTTATTACATCTTCTAAACTTTTTATAAACCTTAGACATAGTACCTTTTTTAAGAAAACCACTCAACAATAACTGTTTCAATCTACCTTCATCAGTCTTTGGACCAGTTTTAGGTACACCCCTTGCAATGTTTGGGTTACCGCCTTTTTGTCCCATTTTCACAAAACTTACCATTAATCTACTTACTTTCTTCAAAAGCTTTACGAATAGCTGTTGTTATCAGTATTCTAAACAACCAAAAACTACCAAATGTTACTACACAACAGATTGTATACACTATACTATCAACAATACTATTATTTTTTTCCATCTTCATACCTCCTATTCATATTCAAAATACTCATCTCTTGGTTTATTCCGTTCTTCAGCAACCTTCAATACAATAAAATCTTTCAAAGATTTAAAATTTTGTTTAACAAAAACATAATCTTTGAGTTTTAACTTAATAGTTGTCAAATGTTCTTCATCATCCTTAATTTTACTTTCATCCAATAAATTCATTATATTTGCCATTGTAATCCTAAGTAATATTAAATATTATATAAATATTTCTATAAATTATTACAAATATTACAAAAAATCAACTATATTAAATTTGTATTCTTAGTGTTCTTTTACATGCGTGTAATAAAATATATATGATTTTTTGTAATATTTGTAATTTTTGGGTAAAATTTATATATAAGTTATACTTTTGTATAAAAATAATTAACGAGGTATATAAAAATGCAGTTCAAAAGACAAATAGTATCGGTTGGCGGAAGTATAGGTATCACCGTTCCTCCCGATTTATTGCAATATTTAGAACTTAAACCCAAAGATATTGTAGTAATTCAGGATGAAAATGGTAAAAAGGGCAAATATATAACAATTTGGAAAAAAGAAGATGCAAATATTGATACCGAAACAATTACAGAACCAGCGATTTATTAAAACTAATACTGATAAAGCTCCAATTGAAAAAAACTGGACAACATCAGCTAATTATAATTTTAATGAATTTATGCCTGTTTCAACAACTTATGGCGTGTTATGCGGGTTTAATAAATTAGTAGTTATAGATTGTGACAAACAACAAATTCAAGATTTGTTAATAACTATCCCTGAGATACGTGAGACTTTCACTGTTAAAACCGCTATAAAAAAATTATACCATTTCTACTTTTATGTTGATATAGATAACCCTCCAGGATTCAGGATTGATAATAAAAAAGGTGAACGTATATTAGATTTACAAGGTACAGGTACTCAAGTTATAGGTCCTGAATCAATTATTAATGGTAAAGGCAAATATGAAATAGTAAACCCTCGTTCTATTGCCACTATATCATATCAATATTTGAAAGAAATATTAATTAATATTGACGACAACAATAAAATAATTGAAGAACATAAAAAGAAAAACTCAGGCATAGACATAGAATTTGATGAAGTATGTAAAGCTATCAAACAGAAAATTAAACCTAAAGACCTTCTTCCTCAAGATTCTCGACCAAATAATCCAACCAAATGTCCATTAGGTCATTCTAGTGAAGGTGGTAAATGTTTCCATCATACTAATAATGTATGGCATTGTTTTCATTGTCGTAAAGCTGGGAACGTATTTCAATTATATCAAGCAATACATAGTTGTAATTTTCAGACAGCTAAAAAAGAATTAGCTAAATTAGCAGGTATTGATGATGAGATTAAGATTAATGTGTTACAGTTATACGGAGACCCTAAGACTCGAACTTCTGCTAGCGAGTTATTAGCCGGCGAGTTTATTAAACTGAACCAAATTTATACTATACGTAATGATAAAGAGCCTGAGATGTGGATATATAAAAACGGTATTTATATATCAGAAGGCCGTACTTATGTTAAAGAATATGTTAGAGATATATTAGGTAGATTGTATAATTCTAGATTCACACAAAATGTGGTTGATAAAATTATAGCTGATACTTATATAGAATTGTCTGAATTTTTCAAACCTGAAGACATTAATAAAATACCTGTTATGAATGGCATATTAGACATAAAAAAACAAGAATTAGAACCTTTTAATCATACTTTTAGATTTTTTAATAAATTACCTATAACTTATGACCCATTGATTGAAGCTGAACAAATTCCTGCATTTTTTGATGATATATTAATAGATGAAAAAGATAAATTAGTATTACAAGAATTATTCGGATATCTTTTATACAGAGATTATAGGTATGAAAAAGCTTGGATGTTTCTAGGAAAAGGCAGGAACGGTAAAGGTAAAACATTAGAACTGATGGAACGGTTTTTAGGATTACCTAATTGCACCAATATTTCATTACAAGCATTAGAAACGAATGCTTTTATAACTAGCGCTCTTTTTAATAAAATGGCTAATTTAGCTGGTGATTTACCTAAGAAGGGGTTGTTTAATACTGGACGGTTTAAAGAATTAACTGGGCACGATTTTATCACGGCTGACCGTAAATTCCAGAAATCTATAGAGTTTCGTAATTATGCAAAAATGATATTTTCTGCTAACGATTTACCTAAATCTTATGATACTACAGACGGGTTTTATGATAGATGGATTATAATAGATTTCCCTTATAAATTCGTGCCAACTCCACAAGCTGCTAATGAAAAAAAGATTGATACAGAGATTATTGATAAATTATCGACTGATAAAGAATTATCAGGATTATTAAACTGGGCATTAATAGGGCTACATAGATTATTAGATAATAATATGTTTAGTAAAAACACCTCTACTGACCAGAACAAACTAAAATGGCAACGGCGTGAATCATCTTGTAAATCATTTATAATAGATTGTATAGAATGTGTGTATGATAAAAATGCTTATATTATAATATCTGATTTTGAGAAAGAATACTTTAAATATTGCATGGAACATAAGACTAAACCTGAGCAGAAAAAAATGATACGTGAAACAATAGCTGAAATTGGTGGCAGTGCGGGTGTTAAATTAATAAACGGTGTTACTACCAGGATTTATCAATGGTTAAAGTTCAAACATATCAATTATGAAGAAGAGGTGGATGAATTTGGTATATAAAGTTATGAAATTCAAAACTGATAATCAAACTGTATTATCACAACAGTACATAAAAACTTGTTTAGTATTTGATATCGAAACAGATTCTTTACAAACTGCTACAGCGAGTTGTAAATTTTTTGGCGCGTATAGTTACTTAACAGAGAAATATTATATTATACAGCAGCACGAAACTGATAAAATCCAACAATTAATAGACAAACATAAAGTATTGATAGGATTTAATAACAACTCTTTTGATATACCTATACTAAACAATGAAACAAATCAAATTAATACTGATTATAAAATCTGTTTTGACTGTTTTAAAGTTTTATATGATTATGACCGCAAAAGACCAAACCGTGAACAAATCATAAACTGGAAAGGTAAACCGTTGTCTGAACAATTACCTAATAGAAAATTAAAAACTATAGCGAAAGTACTAGAATTTGACGTACAAAAAGGTGATATAGACTACAAAATATTCCAAAAAAATATATGGTCAAACGAAGAATTAAAACTAATTGAAAAATATTTATATAGTGATGTGAACATAACTAGACAATTATTTGAGTTTTATGTAACCTATTTTGATAATTTTAAACATTATGTTAATGAAGACAATATCAGAAAATTCAATTATATCAAAAGTAGTCCTGGTAGTTTTGCTTATTCAGCTTTTTGTCATATGGCTGGATTACCTTTTGAATTTGAAGATGATAAATTAAAAAGAATAATTAAGAAACAAAAATATAAAGGTGGTTTTGTATTAGAACCAAAAAAAGATTATGTTGAAAACTGTTTATATTTAGATTATATATCTTTATATCCTATGATTTATATGCAATGTAATTTATTTAGTGATGATTGTGATTGTTGTACACTTGACGAAAAGTGGTCAGGTAATAATTTCTTTGATATTGAAGGGAAATATTGTAGTAAAAAACGAGGTAAAATAGAAAATTTATTATTAAACATTTTCATGAAACGTAAAGAATATACAAAAAACAAAGATGGTCGAGCTGGGGCACTAAAACTTATGCTCAACACGTTGTATGGCATAAGTTCTTCACCAATATTTAAAAGTATTCATAGACAATACTGTGCTAGTGATTGCACAAGTATTGGCAGAAAAATGATAAAATATACAATCCAGCAGTTTAATTTAAAAGGGTATCCAGTTATTTATGCTGACACAGATAGTTGTTTTGTTGATTTAAACGGCGGTACAAAAGAAGAAGCTTTAAGAATCGCAAACGATATTGTAAAAAAAATACAATCACATTTACCTTTTCCGTCAGAAGAGTTTTATTTAAAAATAGATGATGAGTTTGATAAATTATGGTTACATAAAAAAAAGATGTATATTGGCATTAATAAAACCAAAAAATTAGTGATAAAAGGTCATGCAATAAAAAAAACAGACGCTTCACAATTAGGTCGATTAATTTTTAAGAAATTAAGAACAGTAATATTATCACGTGACAATATTAAATTTGATAAAGATTATATTAAAAATATGGTTGATGAAGAAATACATAAAGATATTACATTAGTTGGTCAGTTTTATAATGTTCGGCCAGTTAATAGTTATAAAAATTTAACAGGGTTACATGCACAAATAGCTAATAAATTAGGTGAAGGATTACATTTATTAATTCCCAATAAAACTTTAGGTAAGATTGGTAAATCAAAAAAATATGCCACTGTTGATGAGGTTAAAGATTTAACTGTTAGCGATTTATTATTAGATAAAGTATGGTCAGAACTAAGTCCTTTTGTTGAAGATTACTATTCAGACAAAGATATGAAAAAGGCCATGAAACAGTATGAAAAAAATGAAGAGAAAATGTTAAGTGAATATTTTGATAGTGATTTGTTTGATAGTGATGTTGTTGGTGATGATATTAATAACAAAGAATATTTAGAAAATGAAAAGTTTTTTGGTATGCAATAGAAAACTTTAAATAATATATAGTATTTTATACTTTATTAACAACCCAAAAAATTAAACATGGAGGAATGTAAACATGGAGATAGAAAAAATAGATGAATTAATTGTCAAGTGGCAAAAAGAACAACTTGACCAACGCTGGGCTTTGTTTGATGCTCAGGATAAACTAAGTAGGATTCAACTTGATACTACATTTGGTATTCAAGAAGAAACAGATGAAAACGGCAAAAGGCTATATTCTAATGAAACTGCTAGGAAGAAAGCACTTAATGAAAAATTAGGTCTTAATTCTGAATTTGTAGAGTTGATGAAAAAGATTAAACACACCAAGCATGATTTAGAATTGAGACAGATTGAGATTGATAGCCTAGAAAGAAAGTTTGTTATATTAAATGGGAGGAAATGAAAAATGGTAGACAAAATTGAAGACAAAAAAACATTTGTGGAAGAAGAACAAAATGAATTCTCTGAAGGAGAAGATTTAACACCAGAGGTATTTATGGAAGGTAGTAATAATTTCATAAAAGCTCCTGCCGTTGGTGATAGTGTTGAATTTGTTCTGAAAGGAGTAAAACAACAAAAGGCTAGGAAAGTTAAAAACCCTAAAACTGGTAATATGATGGACATAAAACTAAGTGGTGATGGTGTTGATTATTACTATGATTTTATTGCTGATGATGATAAAGTCTTTAGTTGTTCAACGTGGCAGCTTGTAGGCAAAACTAGAGCAATAGTAAAAAAATTAGGCAAGTTCGGTTTTAAATTAAAAATTGAGCATGTTGCAGATGGTCGTGAAATTAGTAAAGACCAAGATGCATGGAAAGTTTATGCCGAAGTTGACGGAAAGTTTAAAGAATTAAACAAAGAAACTAATGAATGGGCTTAAATGCCTATTTATTTTTTAAGGAGGAATTAAAATGGAAAATGAAAAAGCTATTGTTAAAATACATTTTCCAGAATTATTTCAATTAATAGGGGCAGATTGTTATCAAGATAAATGCCGGCAAGGGCGATTAAGGTGTAATAAATGACAAATATAAATATGAAAGAATATAATAAGATTATTACTGAAATAAAACAATTATCAATAATAAAAAATAATGATTATGGGTGCAATTCTATACTTAGATTTGGCATTCGCGGGATAACTATTAGATTATATGATAAAATAGAACGATTAATAACATTAACAACTAAAAATCATAAACAATTAGTTAATGATGAAAACATCGAAGATACCGCCAAAGACATAGTAAATTATGCAACATATATTATTTTATTATCACGTGACAAATTTATTAAAAATGACGATACGTAAATATTGTACTAGTGAAACTGTATTATAAATTTGAAATAATTAAATAGTTATGTTATAAATATCAGCAGAAGAAAGAAAAAACCATACCATTAACAGAGTTTGAGTATAATGTATAAAATAATTAAAAAAGGACATTATGGTTTTATTAGACCTGAACCTGATGATAAGTTAAAAGTAATACTAAGTAATACTTTATCTTACAAAAACAAATGGTATCCAAACATGCCTGAATGGGCTAAAAGAACTCGATTATACAATAAACGATTTGGTATGTTCAGGTGGGGGTTGATATATCGGGTAGAAAAAGTTCTTAAACATTATAATATCAAATATCAAGTTTCAGAAGCTCCACAAATATTACCCCAATGGCAGTTGAATCCTATATTAAGACCTTATCAAATAAAAGCAATTGACCAATTCAAAAAATACCAACTAGGTATCATACAATTACCTTGTGGTGCTGGTAAGACTATGATAGCATTAGAAATATTTAAACAATTAGCAAGACCTAAAACTTGTGTGATAGTCCACACCAATGAATTGAAACGACAATGGGAAGAGCAGAATGGTAATAAATTGTTGGATGTTTGGACATACCAAAAACTATGTAGACCTGAAAATGTTGGTGAGATAGCTAATTATGAATTCATTATTGCTGATGAATGTCATCTCTGTAAATGTAAAAGCATTAAAAATATATTCTCTAAATCAAAAGCTAAATATATTCTAGGACTAAGTGCATCACCTACACGTGAAGATGGTCATGATATGCAAATTGAAGAGTGTGTTGGGCAGGTTATCTATACAGAAAGTACAGCTGATTTAATTGAACAAGGTTATTTAAGCCAAGCTAAAATATTCATGCATAATATTGAATATCATAATGATTACTTTGAAACTTATCCAGAATTGTATGCTGATAATATAGTTTTAAATGATGAAAGAAATCAAACTATACAAACCATCTGTGATGATAATAAATGTCTTAAAACACTTGTTTTGGTTGATAGGATTGAACATGGCAAGTTGTTGTATGATATGTTGAAAAATAAACATAAGGTTATATTTTTCCATAGTGGTATGAAACAACGGAAGAAACAATATGAACTTATTAAGAATCAGCATTATGATATTATAATCTCAACCCAAATATTTGACACAGGCATAGATTTCCCTTGGTTGCATTCTTTAATCCTAGCAAGTGGTGGTAAAAGTAGTGTCAGGATAATACAACGGACAGGTAGACTGTTACGGACTTTTGCTGGTAAAGATAAAGCTTTGATACATGATTTTGATGATAAAGCTAAATTGTTGAAAAAACATACTAAGATTAGGATGCAATATTATATAGATAATAAGTTTGAGGTGAATAAAGATTGAATCTACTGAAACCAAATTCAGAGCTTTGTTTAAAGGCAAGAATGTATGGGTTAAGAAGCTTAAAGTCACACAAAGCCAAGAACCTTTCGATTATTTAGTACTAACACCAACAGAGAACATGGCTGTTGAGGTTAAAGAATGGAAATCAAAAGGCAAGTTCTACCCTAAACATAGGATAGCACCACATCAGATAGCTGGGTTGGAAAGATTCCAAAGTATAGGTAAACATTTCAAATCATATTTCTTTATTAATATAGTAAGATATAACCAGTTTCTAATTCCTTACATGACGTTTGATTGTGATAGATCATACACCAAAGATAGTTTTATGGCTGAATATTATGAGTTCCTTTATAAATGAATATGATTTTGAAGGGTTAAATTTTTGGTATTTTTTAAAACCCATTTATAAATGAACTACAAAATGCCAAAATTTCTAAAATCCATTTATAAATGAACTCTTGAAAAATAGAAACATTTATATAGTAGCATATATTATATATTATTAAGGTGATTTGAAATGGTAAACAAAAAATATTGTCATATTTGTTATCGTATTGTTCCAATGAATAGTAAATTATTAGATATGCCAAGATTAAACAGAAATATTAAAAACAAACAATATTGGCATATTTGTAAACATTGTAAAAAAAATTTTTCAATCTGGAAAAAAGAATAATAAAAAAAGTTAGAGGTTTTATTAAAAAAATTAAAATGGCAAAACGATATAAATCAAAACGGGCTAATAAGAAAAGTTTGATTACTAAGATAAGTGATGTGATAGATCATACACCAAAGATAGTTTTATGGCTGAATATTATGAGTTCCTTTATAAATGAATATGATTTTGAAGGGTTAAATTTTTGGTATTTTTTAAAACCCATTTATAAATGAACTAC